GTGGTGTCCTCGCTCGCCTCTAAAAGCACCGCGCCAAATTATCCGCGCTCCAGTAGCGCACCTCGCATTATGCGTTGCATGTATCCTTGACACTTACTATCAAGACAATATAGAATAGAGGAGCGTGGAGCGTGTGGCGTTGGAGAATTAAAAGCACCACACGCCACACGAGGCGTGGAGCGTGGGAGAAAAAGAAAAAAAGGGACGGGGGTACACATCACAACCCACCCCCTTTTCTCCCAGAATATCAATGGGTACCCGACCCGCTGAATATGTAAAAATCGTGATGGACATTATTCATTTATAATTTTTGTTTTTTATTTTCTAAAAATTTTTTTTAGAAAATTATGAGACGGAGATTTAAGAGAAGTAATTTATGGAAAATATTACACAGGAGGAGATTAACGAGTTCAACGACGCGCTCACCAAGCTCCAAGAAGAAAGTAGGTTCCAAATAGGTTCCGAAGTCTTTATAGACAAGGGTCTTATTATGTCTAAGGTGGTTCTCATACCAAAGACGGAAGCAAAAGTAGTAGACAAAAAGCCTGTAATTAAACCCGACGACGCAGAGGGTGTTGTCGCAGACAAAAAGGATGCAAAAAAAGATACCGCTACAGCAAAAGCGTAAAGTCGGCGATCCGCGTGAGATTGGCGGCTTTTCTTTAGCTACGGAAAAACCTAAGAAAAATTTCCCGGCAAAAAGAATTAAGGGTAGTAAGCAGAAAACTAAAATCTTACCCTCACACCGCCAAATCTTCAAACATTACGAGGAGAATGGTTTTCGTAATCTTAGCAAGGCTATCCGCAAAACGCGTGCGTTTTCGGAGTCCACAGCGCAACACGTTAGTACGATTACTAAGAGTAAATCTTGGCAAGCGTTAATGGATGAGAAGATGCCGGAGGAGCATTTGGCGACACGTCACAAGGAACTGTTAGATAAGCGTGACACTAAGACGGAAGTTGATGAATTTGGGGTGGAAACCACTGTTGATCAAGGACCGAATGTGGTCGCGGTTAAAGCTGGGTTAGAGATGGCGTACCGATTACGGGGTTCATACAAGGAGAAAGAGGCCGAAGCTCCTAGTACTGTTATGTACAACCTCTTTTATAAGCCAGAGGTCCGAGACCAAATGAAGCAGTTTGAGGAGGGCATTAAACAATCATTGGTAAATGAAATTGCTAGAAAAAATCAAAAAGAAATTGAGGACGAAGAACAGCGAATCATTGACACCGAGTACACCGACAGTGGAGACGAGGATACACGGCAGTAGTATCGCTGAACCTCTGGGGGATGGTAAGGGTGTCTTTTTGTCCGATATGGATGAGGAGGAGCGAGATGATTACATTAAGTCCGTGGACCACGGATGGGGTAAGTTTTATCAGAAAATAAGGAATATAGGAAAATGAATCCAACAGCAAATAGACTGCTTGTCCGTGTAATACCGGAAGTAGTGAAGAAGTTAAAGAAAGGTGAAGCGGCACCACCAGCTAGTGGGGTGCTAAAGGCGGAAGTTTTAAAACTCGGTCCGGAAGTTAAAGTAAAGAGTGGTATTTATGTCGGCATGACTGTCGTATTCGCACCATATGGCGTGGACGAAGTAATAGTTGATGGTGAGAAGTTGTTATTGGTTACGGAGGACTTAATAATCGCAATATATGTCAAAGAAAAAGAACCTAATACAGCGTCTAAAAGATAGGTATGATGATGCGGAGGCTAGTAGATTACTACAGGAGGAATTGGCACGACCTTTTAACGAGCGTATGGAAGCGATTTTTACAGCTCCTAGATATTGTACTACTGATTTTTGGTGCAATATTTGTAAACGTGATTGCTCTGGTACTGGTTATCGGCAAGTCTGTACTGTCCGTCATACGCTTCCGACAGCATGGTTTGTCGGGTATTGCCCGCTCGGACACAAAATGTTGCGACGAATCACGGACAAAGATACCGACCCGTTCTACGACTTCTCGGAAATGATACAGCGTCAAAGGTACGAGTTACAAGATGCGTTCTTAACTCCGGACGATCCGCGGTTTAGGGTGCTGTATCCAAAGCAATATAAGGAATTAATGAAGAAAAAAGATGAAGATAACAATGGAAAAAGTAAAAGTAACAACAAGGACAACAACGCCGGAACTTAAACTAGAATGGCCAAAACTCCTCAAATAAAACCCGACGATTTATCCATCTTAGCGTGGATATTTGAGAATCAAGTAGTCTCTGAAAAAGGTGAGATGCTTGATTTTTCTGACCGCCTATTTTTGATAGATATTCTGACTGATTGGAGTGACCAGATAGTGATTAAGAAGTGTGCGCAGATTGGAGGTTCTGTTACTTTCAACCTCAAAGCGCTATTCGCTATTATCAAGTTCGGCTGGAACATTATGTACACCTTTCCAACCGATTCTGATGTTAGTGAGTTCGTTAGTTCAAAGACCAACAAGATATTGGCCGCGAACCCGCAAGTATTCAAGGGAATAAACACTGACAACATTGAGCGTAAGGAGTTCAACTCTAGGTTCATGTTCTTCAAAGGTACTGTATCTAAGACCGCGGCTATTATGACCACGGCCGATTTGTTGATACACGACGAGGCCTCACGTTCCGACCAGTCTGTGATAGACACAATGAAATCTCGTATTAAGGCGTCCGAGTTTAAGGGTAGGTGGTTATTCTCTAACCCTACAACTGAAAAGGATGCGATTGATATTAACTGGCACAAGTCAGATAAAAAGGAATGGACTATTACCCACAATGGTACTAAGAAAAGTCCGGGGTGTGGCAAGGAACAAATAATGTCATGGCCATTGAGTGTGAATATGGAGAAAAAGCAATTCCAATGTATATATCCGGAATGTGGTGGATTGGTGACAAAGGCTGATAGGCGTGTGGGTAGGTGGGTAGCGCAACAGCCGGATAAGAAAATATCTGGATACCACATATCGCTACTCATGGCGCCGTGGGTATCTGCCGAGGAAATCATCTCTGACAGTGAGGGCGATCAAGAGTATTTTTATAACTTCGTATTAGGAGAGCCATATACTCCGGGGGGAATTAAGGTCACACGTGAGACCATATTGGACAACTGGACGCCTAAGAATCTTGAAACTGGGGATTGGTATTTAGGTGTTGATGTCGGTAATATCAAACATTATGTACTGGGGAGTTTATTGGGACCGACTAAAATAGGGCGTTTTTCACAGTGGTCAGATTTGGATGAAATGATGAAACACTACAAGCCTAAACTGGTTATTGACGCCATGCCGGATAATACTATGAGTAAATATTATGTGGAAAACTACCGCGACGCGCTGATGTCGTTCTTCCAACAGAATAAAAATAACCCTAAAACCATTGTATGGTGGGGTGAGAATGATAGGTCTGGTATAGTGTATAGTAACCGGAATAGGATTCTGGATCAGCTGATAGATGAGATATTAAACGCTAGAATATTGTTTGGTTTAAGTTCTGATTCGGAAATTAAGAACTATTTAAAGCACTGGGAGACGTTACGTCGTATCAAGGTGGTGGACAATATGGGTATTGAAAGCTACGAATGGGACAGTACTACCGGTGAGGACCATTATGTATTTGCAACTCTTTATTATTATTTGGCGACACTTGGAGGCTACGGCATTGGGAAGTATATGCCGGAAGCTTTACGCGGAACTGACTCAAAAGTTTTAATTGGCAACGATAATGTGATGGGCGACCTCGGGGAAATTCTTGCACAGAACAATGATTGGCCGCATCCGGACTTATAAACAGTATGCAGTTGCACATTACTTTTAAATGTGTGCTATTATTAAGGACATGAAGATATCAGAACTAAACGACAAACAGCTCTGTAAACTGATTGACAACAGATACAAATCATCTGAAACTGTTTGGGATACGATTGAAAAAACTTACAATACTAACTTAAAAATTTATCAAAACGAGCCGGACTATCTCGCTAAGTTGCCGGTCAAGAAATCTAAGGTCCGGGCTAACCGGATTTTTGTGAATATGGAGACTGTCATAAACAGTCTTATTTCCAATCCTCCTAAACCTCTTATTCTAGCTGGCCGTGATACGCCGGAGGCTAAAGCGCTTTCTATAAGACAGGAAAAGTTTTTTCAGAATAAGTATGACGAGAGAAACGTCAAAGAGACAATTCGTAAAGGACTTCGTAATCTGTACTTTGGACGCTTGATGGTATTAAAGCCATTTTGGAATGCGAAGCTAAACGATTTTGATGTTCGGGCGATTCCTCCAAAAAATGTTCGGTTTGCCAAGACAGCAACGTGTGAGGAAGAATCAGATTTTGCTATTGAGGATATTACAGATAATCTTGCCGCAGTTATAAAAAGGTTTCCAAAAAAGAAAGCTGATATTTTAAAGAAAGCCGGACTGAAAGAGGAGGCAGATATTTTAATTCAGAACCCAGAAATAAAATACCAAGAGGCTTGGATTTCTGACTATGTGATTTTTAAATACGAAAATATTATTTTGAAAAAAATCCGGAACCCATATTTTGATTGGGATGGAGTGTTGATTACGCCGGAAGAAAATATGGTGTTACAATCTAATGAGACAACGAACATAGAGCGCCGAAACATTTTGAGTTCCGCCAAAGCAGAACAGGAGGTAAGGAGGATGCCACAACAGGAGGGATTAGAAAATCCTATTATATACTCCGCGTATATGTTTAACCACTTCAACCATCCGCGTAAGCCGTACATCATTTCTACAATTTTTAATAATGAGAAGTCACCTATCGGTCAGACAGACATGATTACACAATCTGCACCGCTACAAGAAAACATTGATGAAACTAAAAGGGATATTACAGCCAACGCTAAACTTGTGAATGGTATTATCAAGGTGGATAGTACTGTGATGGACAAGGCAGACGCTCAAAGGATGCGATTTGAGACCGAGGGAATTGTTTGGGGTAAGGGTGCTGTGCAAGGAGTACAGCGTGAAACTGGTCCAGCTCTCCCAGCCTTTGTTGTTGAGAATATGCAAGACTCACGAAGGGAGATTGACGATATTATGGCCGCTTCATCTGCTTTCAAAGGAATTCGCGAGGGACAGGAAACGCGAGGTGGAAGATTGGCACTTATTGATCAGTCATTTTTGCGACTTAACGAACTCGTCCAAATTATAGATTATACTAACGAAGAATTATTTAACTGGTTCTATCAGTTGGCAAAAGTAAATTACACAGAGCATCACTATTCCAAATCTCTAGGAAGTACTGCGGCGACAGAGATTCTAACCTTAATACAGGATGACTTTGAGGATGGTTCAGAGATTAGAATGTTGAGTGGTAAGACACTTCCAGAGGATAGGCAGTTCAAATACGAACAAGCTCAAAATGACTTTGAAAAAGGATTGCTTTCACCTGTTGATTACTTTGAAGTTGCTGGATATGAATCACCAGCAGAAAAAGCAAAGAACAGAGTTATCTATGATTTGAACGCTCCACACGCGGTAGGTATTCCTCCGGAAGAATTACAAAAGATTGCTCCGGATACAGAGGAGGAACCGCCTAAACTTAGTATTAAATATGAGGACCTTACACCAGATGGTAAGGTACAACTAGCGGCAAAAGCTGGAATTGAACTAAATCCAAAGATGGTAGTTGCCGAGGAAATGAAGAAACAAAGAGATGAGGCTGACAGAGAGTCATCAAAAAATGATATTGCTAACCGGTCTATTGAGGCGAAGAAACCGGTAGAGAAAGAGAAAGCGCCTAAGTTTATTAATTATTAAGTGATCAAGCGATACTGTTTCAGCCATAGGGCCAAGTCACAGTAGAGGCAATCTAATAACATGGATATAAATCCCGACAATTACGAGAGTAATATGGAACTTAGTGGGAGTGAGGAGGCTCCGGCGGAAACGCCAGCCGAGGAAACACCAACCCCCGAAGAACCAAAAACCGAGAACGCTCCGGCTGAACCTACGCCAGAGACTAAATCGGAGGAGGAAACTCCTAAAGAAGATGCACCGGAACCAATTTTATATGACGCGCCAGATGGCCGTAAATTGACTGCCGAGCAACTTCAAACGGAATGGAAAGATAATTTTCTTCCAGAATTTACGCGAAAATCACAGGCACTAGCCGACATTGAGCGTGAAAAGGAACTTAATAGAACTCCGAAAGAGGAGCCGAATTGGAAAAACCCGGATTATGTTCCGGAGAATTATGGCGAAGTTATTGAGATAGCTAAAGCCGCCGCTATTGAAGAAATGAATAGTACGGCAAAAGCAGAGCAAGAGAGAGTCGCGGCTATTAAAGCTGGAGTGGAAAACGAACTAAAATCACTCAAAGCGACAGACAAAGACCTTGATGAAAATGCTCTATTCCAACACGCTAATAAGTATGGTTTTCAAAATCTGAAATCGGCGCACGTAAATATGATGGACATGAAATCGTCAGTTGTGAACACAGAGAAGCGAGTATTGAAAGATACTGCAAAACGCGAAGCCGACCCAATCTCAACTGGACCGGGAGCTGAAGCCCCAGATTCTTCTGGATATGACCCAGCTGAAATGTCTCAATATGATGGTGCCGCTGAATATTTGGCCCACTTGAAAGGGAATAAATAGAAACTTAAAAAAATGACATTTTCTGAAGCTGTAACGAGCGTAACCCGTTCGTATATCGTACCTAAGTGTTACGATACAATTTCAAAGGGTTCACCAGTCCTAATGAAGCTCTTGCAAAACGCAAAGCCGTGGAAAACTGGAGTAAGTTATGACGTCATAATTAAGTACCAAGATTCTACTAATGGTGGTAACACTGGTGTAGCTGACAAACTTGATACTGACAGGCAGAACGTACGAACAACAATGAGCTTCAAGCCAAAGATGGCTTACAAGCCTATTGTTATTGCTAACATTGAACAAACTCTCAACGAGGGAGATGAAAGAGTTATTGACCTCTTGGAAGCGGAGTTTGATTCACAGGCACAATCTTTGATGCAAGTCATGGCCTCAAACTTGTGGACTGGAACCGGAGCTGGAAACAGTTGGGATTCAATCTACAATGCCGCTGACGACGCAACAAACTTTGCAACATATGGAACTCTTGCGAGAGCAACATATACAACTCTTAATGGATACTACCTAGCATCAGCTGGAGCTTTGACTCTTGCTAAGATGGCTACAGCGTACGACGCGGTATCTATTGGTAACGATAGTCCAGATATTATCGCTACTACAAAATCAATCTGGTCTACATATGAGTCACTTTTGACTACAACTGTACGAGCTGGATATACACAAAACGGATACCCAAGAATGAACGCATTTGGAATGGTATCTGGTTCACAAGCTCTTGCGGGTACGCAAGGTTTTGACGTGTTGTTCTTCCGAGGGACACCAGTTGTTAAAGATGAGCAAGTTCCATCTGGAAAGATGTTCTTCATTAACACTAACTATTTCGGATTCAAAGGAATCAACATTTCTGGTCTAAAGCAAGTGAACTTTAAGAAGTCTAATGATGGAGTACCAGAGGGTGTTCCGGGACGAGTCCCATCAACAAGGGGATTCAACTTCCGTGACATGATGAGTCCAGTAGACCAACTTGCAGAAGTAGGTCACATAATCTACGCCGGAAACTTCATTTCAGAAAACCCTCGCCTACAGGGCCAAATGGTAGGTGTAACCTAAGCCATTAGCGACCAGTAGTATTATTATTCGTTTAATCATAAAAATATGAGCGACGAGGAAAACACAACTCCAGAGGAAACCGCTGAAGAAGCGGCTCCAGAAGCGGAGGCTCCAACAGAGGAGTAAAAATTATTCAATTAAGTGCAGTATGCACGAATAGACAGAGGTTAAGAGCTGAAGTCTGAAAACAATTATATGAACCAAGTAACATTTCAAAACGTAAAGGACACAACAACATCACCACAATTCAATGTGGGTCAGAGAGGTCAAACTCCAGATGGACGTGAGTTCGTTTACGTTAAGTCAGCTAGTGAGGCTATATCAGTAGGAATGGCAGTCGTTCCAGACACTGTTGTTGCTGTTGATACAGTTTCATCTAGTGACGACGCTTTAGAGCGAACAGTTTACATTACCAAAGCATCAGCCGGATGGACAGTAGGTCGATTCGCAGAGGCATGGGTATATGTGGACGCTGGTACTGGTGTGGGACAAGCTGGACGTATTAAGACTAATACAACCGACACACTAGAACTTTATCCAGAATTTGCTTTCGGTACAGACTTGTCTGTTGCTGACAGTGATATTACAATCCGCGAGCCGTGGAGTGTTGAGAAATCAGCTGTAACATCAGAAATTCAAGGATGTGTTGGTATTGCGCAAGTAGCAATCGCCAGCGGTTCTTACGGATGGGTGCAAACCCGTGGTGTTGGTGTAGCTTTGGCTGGTGAAGCCCTAACTGTTGGAGCCGCGTTTGAAACCGGTGATGACACAGAGGGAACAGTCCACAAAGCTGTAACAGCTAAAGGAGCATTTGATGGCCAAACTTTGGGTTACTGTCTCGTCGCTAACGCGTCAGCAGATACTAACGCACTTGTTTGGATTAACATTGAATAGTTGATTCTTGCTATAGCCCTTTAAGCATCCAACGTATTTAGAGGGCTATATGCAGTATTTAACTGCTATCTGGGAACGGCGAAGCCTAGATATTTATCAATCTAATCATTTATTACAATGAATGAATCAGATTACAAGATAGTTCGTATAACGAACATCACAGACTTTGATTTCACTGGAGAACTGGGCGCGCGCTATGCCGGCCGCGACTTCTTCGTACCAGCTGGTGGATCTTTATTAACCCCATTAACTGTGGGAAACCATCTTGCTACTCACCTCGCAAGACAGATAATGCTTCGCGGCGCACCGGTCAGAGATGGCGGGGAAACCGACGGAAAAGGCTCTGACAGACCTCTTTGGGACGACTCTCGTATTGACGAGTTAAAGTCTCAAATAATGAAAGAAGTCTATGAGGAGGAGAAGAAAGCCCCTCAAACCGAGGGCGAAAGGATGGCCGCTAAAGTTGATGAATTAAATAAAGAAGTAGAGCCAGAGGACGCTGTAGGCGGAAATATAGATGCTTCAGCGATAACACCAGTGGAGGAAACCAATTCGGCACCTGTTTATCAAGATAAGGCGGAGGTTATTAGTGCATTGAAAGATAAGGGAATTTCTTTTGACGCAAGGGGAAGTAAAGCGACACTTGAAAAACTTTTGACCCAAACCGAAGCAGAGTAGATGGTAGCCGGGTTATTTAGGAATTGCGTAACGAAGATGCGCGGTGTCACAACCGCACCCGGCGTTGATTGTATGAGAAAGATTAAACTTACAAAAGGTAAATACGCTTTAATTGATATGGCTATTTCAGCTATTAAGAAATATAAACAATTACAATGGAGCGTTTAGATGAAGAAAAATTTGATACTCTAAAAGAGCTTGCTGACCTACAAGGCAACATAGCTCTTGGTCGTGCCGAGTTAAAGAAATTAAAGGAAACGACAGAGGAGTATATGGTAATCCGCGAAGAACAAGCGGAGGGCCGAGTTATTAAGGTTTTGAACGAGAGCCGTAGTGCGTTAGAAGAAACAACAACTAACCATAAAGAGCTTGCTGGCTATAACAGCGAGCTAAAGGCTTACGCTAATGAGTTAAGTGTTCTTGCTATAGATATTACGACTCTTTTCCAAGACTTTAATAAGAGAATGGATCAAGCTGATAAAGATTTAGAGGAGGGTAGAAAGCTAGTCTCCGAGACAGTAAAGGAATTAAAGGTGGAGACTGTAAGAGTAAGAGAAGATAGAAAGCAGTTGGAGCGTGAAAAAGCTCAACTTAGAAAACAAGCCAAACTTATTAAGGATAGAGAGGCTATGCTTAAACGAGACTTTGACGAATTAAGAAAATTAAAAGCTAATAAATAATTATTATGGCAGATTTACAAGGAATTATTGCACCAGTATCAAATGCAAATACACCATCAATAGCAAGCTCTACAACAGCGCTTGCGGCTAATCCGGCTAGAGGCGCGTGGATGATTCAAAACCTAAATGGCGCAAACCCTTTGTTTGTGAACTTAGGAGGGACCGCTTCAACGACAGTATTTCATGTCGTATTAAAGCCCGGAAGTGGAAATGATGATGGTTTGGGTGGAAGTTTTGCACAAGAAAACGGGGTTATCTTTACTGGAGCTGTGACTGTTGCTGGGACTTCACCACGCTATACAGTTACAGAATTAACTAAATAGAAACATGATTGAACAACCAGCACCAAACCCGAAAATCTCTGATAATGTAAAAAAGAATGATGCTATTGTTAGGGATAAAATCACAGTGAATGAAGCCGAAGTAAAGCGTTTGGGTGGCATAATTAGGTCATCTAAATACGAAATCGGTGAATTAAATAAGCAACACCAAGCAATTAAGGAGGATATTCTTAATGCAAATAAAGAGAAAATTACAGCTAAAGCGGAAGTAGAAAAGCTTGATGGCGACGCAAAGAGAGCTTTGATTACTGTTACAGAGCTTCAAAAAACGGAAGCTGAACTTAAAGAGAAGTTTGACGCGCGCGAGGAGAAGATAAGTGAAAAGGAAAAACAATTAATTCAAAGGGAGAAGTTTCTTTCTGAAAATGAGAAAGCAATAAGGGAGGCAAAAACTGAAATAGACGCTGTGCTTGAAAGTATAAAAAAGAAAAAAGAAGCGCTAACTGAAGCATTAAGTAAAATATAAAATGGAAGTAGTACAACCCGGAGCCGGAGGATTAACAATAGGAGATGAAGTGACTGATGGAACAATCGGTTCTGTCCTCTTTATTGATGGTGCCGGCCTCTTGGGTGAGGACAATTCTAACTTTTTTTGGGACGATTCAAATAACCGACTAGGGATAGGTAATGCTATTCCTTCAACAGCTTTAGAAGTAACAGGCACAATTTTAGGTACAACAATTCAAGGAGCTAATGTTACTTCGGGAGCTAACCCTGGACACACTCACACTAATACAAGCGTTAGTGGTTTTTTAGTAGATGATGCAGATGACACTACTACTGGCAGAATAACGTCAGCAGGACTTACTACATCAGAAGACATATTAACAACAACAAACGACAGTGATGATATAGGAGCAGAAGCTACCAGATTTGCAGACTTCTACCCAAGCACTGTCAGGAGTCTCAAATTTGAAAACACAGGTTCTACTGTTAATCTAACCACTGGAGCAACCGCAAACTATACTGGTGTTATACGGGGAGATACATCTTCTAGTCCAGGAACGGTGAATATAAACATAGACACCGTTAATGATAAAACCCCCTCTATTTGGATGGGTTATGCAAATACAGATGTGGCTAATGATGTAATGACAATAACAGCAAGTAGTTTAGGTTGTATCATATTAGGTAGTGTGTCTGATTATGTAAACGGGGCGCAAGGTGGTGCTTCGTCACTTATAGCGAATGATGTAAACTCTGCAATTATAGGCACCGCTTTTGTGGGTGGAGAATTTGGTGGTGGTACTAAAAGCACAGCGACAATAACTTCATCTGGTAGGGGTTCCTTGGTGGTAGGTACTTGTGGTTCGCAAGGTGACTTCTGTATTAGTGGTTGTTTGGGAGAAAACAATACGACAGCTATGACAGTATCTGGTGATGGTTCTATGAAAGTTGGTCATATACAAACAGCGACTGGTGCGGAGGGGCACATAGCTAACTCTACTGTAAGTGGAAGTGGCTCTCTTTCAGTATCAAGAATTATTAGGGGAAATGAGGTGGTGAGTGGTGGTGGTTCACTTTCGGTTGGATATTACGATATGACAGCAAACACTATTGGTCTTACTCATTCAGGTATAGGTTCTCTTGCTGTCATTAACGCCCAAAACGATTACGACAACATACTTAGTGGTAATGGAAGTTTGCTTGTAGGAACAGCAGAAGGAGCCCCCATTTTAAAAAATACTGGAAATGGTAGTTTCGCAATAGGGGAAGCTATAGGTAGTAATGTGATGGTAACAGCTAACAACGCTATTCAATTAGGAGAGGGTACAAACGCTGTTGCAGAATCTATGCAGATTCTAAACAACCTCTCAATGAGAGGAACGGGAGATATATGGCATGATGGTGATGATGTGGGTTCAGTTTACGGAGAAGGACAGGATGCAGAAATAATTTACAATGGAACTAATTTAGTTATTGACCCAGATTTAGTAGGTTCTGGTAGGGTTTACATAGGAGCAACAGGGGATGATGACCTACTCTTGAACGATATTGAAATAGATGGAGACTTAAACCACGATGGAACAAACATAGGCTTCTACGGCACAGCACCAGCCGCACAGTCGGCAGCTTACACGAGAAATGCTACTATTGTAGAAGATAGAACATTATTAGCCTCTGCAAGTGCTACGACATTAAACAACAACAATGTCTTAGCGGCATTGATTGCAGATTTACAAGCAATAGGTATATTAGGATAATATGGAAGATAAAAAGATACCAACAAAAACAGAAGTAAAGTTTAAAAAACTTAAAAAGCCTGTAGACATACAATATCCAGGAGGTAATGTTCCTACCTTATATGTGGAGGAGGTTACAACGTTAATAAAAGACATTGATGGCGTAGAAAGAAAAGTAGATGTGACAGAAATACCCGTTCATAAAGAACCCATGACAGGGGGTCTTGATGCCCACGTTCTCAGACTTGAACAAGAAATTCTGGCTGTAAAAGCACGGAAGAAAGAGCTAGAAGATTTAATATGACTGACGCAATAAGGGACAATAATCATAGGCCGGTATTGATAGGAACATCCTATGTGGATGGCGTTACTCCTGTTCCTATTGCTTTAGACGCTTCAAACCAAATGCTTGTAGATAAGACGAGTCATGCCTCTGATTTAGTTGGTCATTGGAAGTTTGATGAGGCGGCGGGAACTACAGCAGACGATTCTTCTCTTAGTGAATTAGATGGAACAATTATAGCTGACAATGTAACTCTTGATGGTTCTGATTTTACTTTTGATAATGTAGATGTAGAGTATAAAGTACGCGCAACTGGTACAGTAGATAAGTTTGAATCTGGAGATATGACTTGGAGTACTTGGATAACGCCAACAAATGTCTTAGCTTCTCAATATATCTGGTGCAAATATAATGTAAGATTTTCACTTAATGGAAGTAACCACGTGAGATTTGCTTGTGGCAGAATGACTGACTCTGGTGGTCCAACTTATGATACTGACGCTATTCTTGCTATGGAAAACGATACAGAATATCACTTAGTTGGTCAGTACCACCCAGACCCAGTTGGTGGAAATGGATATATAAACTTGTATGTAGATGGAGTATTACAAGATACTAAAAATATAGGTGCTCTAGAAATATGGACAGGTTATGGAAACAAAGATTTACAATGGGGAAATTCAAATCATGGTTCTGCAGTTCCATATGAGGGCAAGATAAGAGAATCAAGAATATATAAACGACTACTTACGGAGACAGAAATAGGAGAATTGTACGCTAACGATACAGCGGTGATTACACCTGTAACCGCATCTTTGACCGGAAACGCCTCGCGCGACAATAACCACGTCCCAGTAATGATGGCAGTAGATTCAACAGATGCAACAAAAAAGTTACCTGTATATGTTAATCCAGATACAGGAGCAGTATTAATAGAAACTAATTAATAATTATTATGACCGACGCAATAAGAGACGATAATCATGTACCAGTATCAACCGGTGTTTCCAGCACCGACGCTACTGTTGTACTACCTTTCAAGGTAAACCCCGCCACTGGGAGACTTTTGACGGACACTGATAGTGGAGGATCTGGAGACCTAAAAGCTGATGGAACGGTACCAATGACAGCTGATTTTAATCTTGATGGAAATAATATAGACAATGGAGGTGTTATATTCCTAAAAGAGCAAGCGGAGGCAGACGCGGACGTAGCTGGAAGTGGCCAGATATGGGTGAATACAGCTACTCCAAATGAACTATGGTTCACGGATGATGCTGGTACGGACTTCCAACTCGGACTTCCGGGCGCGGGTGACTTGCTGGCGGATGGTACGATACCTCTTACTGCGGACTGGGACGTTGGTGCATACACAATAACAGCTAAAAGTTTTGTAGCAGATACTTCAACACCATCTACTTTTGCTGGAGCTATAGACATAACAATAGCTGATACTGTAAACGACATAGGACTTACTGTTACACAGAATGATACGACTAATAATCCTCAAGCAGTCAGCATAACTAACGCTGGAACAGGAAACGGTCTAGTCATAGACCAGAATGGAACAACAGCAAACTCAGAGACTGCTGGTGCCCTCTTTGTATCAAACACTGGGAATGATGGTATTGGTTTAAATGTGTTTTCTGATAATACTGGAGACCAGGTAAATAAACTTGTTCAGTTCAAGGCCAAAAATGCCGCCTTTGACACGCAAGTCCTAGAGGTTTTTCAGGGCGGAAGTGGTGGGGGAATACGGGTATCCAACAATGGTGCAGGGAATGGAATCTTCATTGACCAGAACGGTGAGGGGGGAAGTTTTTACATAGACACCGAAGCAACATCTTCTACGGCACTTGAAATCTATGGACAAAACACATCTGGAACAATGGTGCATTTTGAAAATGAGGGAATACAAGCAAGTGGGCAACTGATAGCAGTTATACAAGAACACGCTACCTCTGCGGCGGGCGCAGTAGTGGTTAGGAATGACGGAACAGGAATCGGGCTTCTTTTAGACCAGAACGGAGAGGCTTTAGCTTTAAGTATTGACGCTGAAAATACAACATCTGACGCTGTACTTATTGACGCAACAACAACAACTGGAGATACTTTACAGATTTCTTCCAGCTCTCTAACAACAGGAAGATTAGCTACGTTCTATTCTAATTCTTCAACAATAGATAACGTCTTTGTGAATATGCACTTAGACCACGCTAGTTCTACTGCAGTTCTTCTTAATCTTATAAATGATGGAACTGGAACTGGAATTGTGTTAGACCAAAATGGAAACGCAAGAAGTTTACATATAGACTCTGAAGCTACATCACTGCCAGCAGTAGAAATAGACATAGTAGACGGAGACGCACACCTAAGACTTGTAGGAGACTCTGGTAACGCAACACCTACAGAGGGAGACCTTTGGAGAGAATCAGATGGACTTAAATACTATGATGGTTCAGCAGAACAAAACCTCTTAGACAACCTACCACTAGCAGGGGGGACAATGACAGGGGCTATTACTCTGGGTGAGAACGCAGCAATAGCACTAGACCCAGCAGGCTCAGCAGATGGTAAATATTCAGGAACAACAGTAACAGGAACAGCAGGTGTAAACCTTGTCTTTGGAGATTTAGTTTATCTAGCAGTAGCAGACTCTAAGTGGGAGAAGACAGACGCAGATGCAGTAGGAACAGCAGGAACAGTAATGCTTGGAATAGTAGTGGTGGCAGGAGATGAAGACGCTTCAGTAACACTTCTTCTTAGTGGAATTATTAGAGCTGATGCAGCCTTCCCAACACTAACGGTAGGGGCACCAGCATACGTGGGAGTTACAGCCGCAGCAATACAGGTTGCAGCACCATCTGGAACAGATGATGTTGTAAGAGTGGTTGGTTATGCTTTAACAGCTAACGAACTTTACTTCAACCCTTCTCCCGACCATATAACAGTAACAGGATAATATGGCTGATTTTCAGACACACGCAACCCTTACGCAGAACCTCGTATCTTATTGGGATATGGAGGAGGCTTCTGGTGTTCGTATAGACAGACACGGAACTAATCACTTATCAGACATAGCTAACGTTACACAATCCACAGGTAAGCTTGGCAACGCTGGGCAGTTTACTTCTGCCAACTCAGAACAGTTAGATATATCGGACAACGCATCCCTTTCAATTACGGGAGACCTTTCTGTTTCTGTTTGGGCTTATTTTGATTCCCTTAAAAACTGTATGATAGTTTCAAAGCGTGATGACGCATCTACTAGGTCATATACGTTTACTTATGAATACGGTTCAACAGAACTACAGTTCATTATCTCTTCTGACGGAACGAGCGGGGATGAGACAACGGGTGCTGTTACGTGGACACCAACCCTATCAACTTGGTACCATATTGTTTGTATTTATAGGGCTAGTTCTGGAGAGGTAGACTTTTATATAGATGGCTCACAGCAAGGAAGCACACAAGGGTCATTGAACACATCTATTGCTGATACAAGTGCTGACTTTAATGTGGGAGCTAATGGTACCAGTGGGGACTATATGAATGGAAGATTTGACGAGTTAGCTCTCTGGTCTAAAGAACTTACATCTGGAGAAGTAACAGCTCTATACAACTCTGGTACACCTTTACCATACGCAACAAAGACAACATCTAAATTTGTAAGAGCTACTACTCAATATCTATCTATTCCAGATAGTGCCAGTCTTTCAATGACTTCAACAGTAACTATTGAAGCGTGGGTAAAGGTTGGGCTAACCCCAGCAACAGACGAAGGTTATTATGTTTTATCCAAGGGGATAGATGGTGGTGCAAATTCGTATAATGTTATCTACCAGAATAGTAGTGATGTTTTTACAATGAAAATGAACATCTATGATACTGCCGCAGATACAACAAATAATATTTCTTCTTGGTCTACAGGGGAACTAGATGTAGGTAGGTGGTATCATATGGCTTGGACTTTTGATAAAGATTCTGCTGGAACAGAATGTGAATTTTTTATGGACGGAGTTAGTTGGGGAACTGCCGCTAATGCCGCTGACGATATTGACGATAATACTGGCTTGGTTTACATAGGTAGTAACCCCGGCAACACCAATGGTTTTGATGGAGAGATTTGCGAAGTCCGTATTTGGAATGACATAAGAACCCAAGCAGAAATTACAGCTAACGCTAGAGTAGAACTTGACGGAGATGAAGCTGGGCTAGTGGGTTACTGGAAAATGAATGACTACACACGACTTCTTGACCTTACTTCAAACAGTAACGACATCACAGTAAATACAGATGATGTAACTTGGGTAGTAGACCACCCATTCAGAGCAGACGGAAACACAGAGAATACACACAGTATAGATTTGGAAGCTGGTAGTTCTCAATATCTTTCTATCACAGACGCTAGTCAAACAGGACTGGATTTTACAACCGACTTTTCTATTGAGGCTTGGGTTAAATTAGAGTCTGCTCCAGCAACAGACGTGGAATATTGTATAGCTCAAAAATGGGAAGATTCTTCAGAGGGTTGGGTATTTGCTTATAGAGATAGCTCTAGTACGAAACAACTTCGTTTATTTTATTATGACGGAAGTACAAATATTACAATATCCACTTTCAACACAGACATACAAGCTGGACAGTGGTATCACGTCGCTGTAACAGTAGACATCTCTGCTTCCACAGCTAAATTTTATGTGAATGGAAAGGAGACAGCTGGAACTGCTGGTACGCAAGACGCAACAACTTTAGGAGACACTGCTCACCCATTCCAAATAGGAGCAAGGGCTACTCCGTCTAATTACTTTGACGGACTTATTCAGAATCTAAGGGTGTGGAGTGAGGAAAGAACTCACGCAGAGATACGACAGAATATGGGGGTACGAAATCCTGTAGACTCTAACTCTAAATTACAAGGTAATTGGTTATTTGATAATGACGCAACTGATAGCTCTAGTAATAGTAACGACCTAACTCCAAGTGGTAGCCCAGTCTATTCAGTAGACAGACTTTATAACTACGACTCTTTTTGGAGTGACGCAGATCCAGAAACAACATCGGTAGATGGACACGTTAAAGATGCAGACGCTAGTTGGAATACTGCTCACGATGAAACAACTGCGGCAACAGTAGACTATAGTGGGGCTACCTTTGCTATTGGTGTAAACAAGAATGGTACTTATGGAATTTACAGAACCCCTACTCTTTTTGATACTTCAGCTATAACAGATACCGACACAATAGATTCAGCGACCATCACCCTTGTCCCAACAATAGTTACTGATGATGACGGAGACCAATATTCATATATCGCAATAGTAGACTGTACTTTAGGCTCACCAACAACCTTAGCCACCACTGACTACCCAAATATAGGAGACGCTGTAGACAACCCAACTGAGCACGGAACAAGAAACTTTATTGGGGGAATGGTGGTAGCAACACCAGAAACATTTATAGTAAACTCAACAGGACTTGGAACGGTAGACGCTACAGGTATTTCTTATTTTGCCTTTAGGGAGGGGCACGACATAAACGATGTTGCTCCAGCGGGAACAAACACCACAAGAATTACAGCTCACTCAGCAGACAATACAACAGGAATATCAGTATCTCCTAGACTTGAAGTATCTCACTCATCAGCAGGAAGTTCAGGCCCAGCCAACCTTAAAACCTTAGACACAGTAGCCAAGGCAAGTATTAAAACAATTAACGGTGTAGCGATAGCTTCAGTTAAGACATTTAACACAGTAGTATAATATGGAAAACGGAGAAAAAATAAAAATGATTAAAAATATAGCAAGACTTAATGCAGAAGTTGAGAATATTAAACAACAAGTTACGAATCATTTACCTAAAGCTATTAAAGATTTACGAACAGAGATGACAGACAATAATACGACTATGAATAAGAGGTTTAGTAGGTTAGAGATACGGATAGCCTCTTGGGGTGGTGGTATCGCGGTCGCTTTAGCAGTATTGCAATTTATATTAAACAAATAACATGAGAGGCAAAAACCCAATCACAATAGGAATAGAGCAATTTGCGCAAGGAGTATCTACATCCAATAACTTTTCGGATGGAGGTTTTTCGCCAAGTACGGATCAAGTAAACCTAACGAATACTCTTGGCGCTATGTACCAACCAGCATCTCCGGTAAACGCAAGTACGAACCTAACAACAACTGATAAGATTATCGCGTCCTGTGAGGACCCTAGCTATGGTGGGAATAATAGGATGTTGCTTTCAGTTGGAACATCAGATTATGGCACGTTCTACACTGTCAGTACCTCAAACGTCCTCGCTAATAAAGTAACAACATCATCAGCGAAGTTTGCTAATGGCATATCACAACTTATTCCGTGGTATGACTCATCCACAGCTTCAACTAACTATTACGCTACAACAAAGGCTGGGTCTGGTGGGGATGTTGTGCAATGGGACGGGAATATAACTAAAGATGAAACGTGGTTTTCAGCCACTCTAGCTGGAAGTGCGACATTATCCGCAACAACCGCGTGGCGCCCACTGTTAGTATATGAAACAAACCTATATGTAGGAGATAAGAACGTACTCCATAGGGTAACACCAGACCTTACGTTATCAGCGATACTGACCTTAACAGTAAATGAAACAATAACCGCTCTTGGGTTAGATAAAGGTACTGGATTAATGCTTATTGCTACAACTCAAACGGGGTCCAATGCAGACGGAACATATAACAGTTCCTCTAAGGTTTACCTATATGACGGCCTTTCAAATAAAGCGTCCCGCGTTATTCCTGTAGAGGGATTAGTTACGGCATTCAGAAGTCTTGATAACGCTACCTTTGCATTTTTCGGAAACAAGTTCGGTATCTGGACAGGGAATGGAATCAGATTCCTACGCAAACTGGAGACTACTCTTGCTAGTACATCACTAACTTACCCGCCAAAAACAACAGCAATAGATAATACTCTTTACTTTGTTGAGAATAGGAGGATTATGGCGTATGGAGAACTAAGTGGTGGTACGCGGAAAGTGTTTTACCCAGCATTTTACAATCAATTAAGTTCAGACAATATAGACTCCATATCCCATCTTGGCAGTAATGTTCTCGGTGTGGCGTATGAGATTTCCAGTGTTAATAAATTCTATACCTTTGATACTTCTAGTGTGGCAACTGCGGGTGGGTCAGACTTCTATTTTAATAGATTGAATTTTGAGAAAGAAGTACAATTGAAAGAGTTATATGTTGAGATGAACGAATCTCTTGCTGACGCAGCTAGTATAGGTACATTTCACGCTATGGATGACACGGCAACCAACCCAACAACAGTACTTACTAATAGCTCTGGAGCGGCTGTATACAGTATGAGGATACCATTATCTTTTGGCGATAAAAGGTTTAGGTCTGTACAGCCGAGAATTGTGGGGAGCGCTAACAAAGGTATTAAAAGAATGGTACTTTCGTTTGATGTAGTTGAATAATATGGAAGAAGAAATTGAAAAACTAAAAAAAGAAGTAGCTTATGTGAAGCTGATGCTCCAAGAGATACAGGATTCTTCAGCGGATAATGATATTGTGAACCCGACAACTGTAATGTCTGGGGATATTAAATCTGGTAACTTTGTTGCTGGTTCTACGGGGTGGCAGATTACCTCCGCTGGAGACTCTGAATTTAACTCTCTTGTTGTTTCTGGTTTTATTGAAACCGAGGGAGCGGCGGCTGATATAAATACTTATTCTACTACAATAGGTGGTGGTAAAATAACCACGAACAGTATCGCCGCTGACAAGTTGAGTGTGAGTACTCTCTCTGCTATTTCAGCTGATATGGGAACAATAACAGCGGGAACGATTACTGGAGCAACATTACAAACAGCTTCTTCTGGAAGAAGAATCGCGATGTCATCTGCTGTTAATAATAAAATAAGTTTTTATAATGAGTCAGATACCTTAATAGGAGACCTTATTGTTACGGGAAGTGCGTCGGAGGGCGAACTGAACTTATTGTTAGTAGACGGAGCTGGCCTTACTATGGGTTATGGTACTGGAGTATCTTCTTCTAACTTTTTTTCTCTAGGCTCTGGAGGAGGAGGTTGGAGCAGTGCGGGAACTTCAGGTGTTAGTTTTAATGGAGTTTATCGTACAAGTTCATCATCAGAATACCTTGCTGTAAAAAGAGGTTCTGGAGTGACAACAGCAGAAACAGACCTAACTTTTGTTGCTCCAGCAATAAATCTGAATGGAACCACAAGAACAACTTGGCCATCAGCATCAATGGTATATCCGGGTGCTGGAATAGCACTTTCAACTGGGTCAGCTTGGGGTACATCAATTACAAACAACTCTAGTAACTGGAATACAGCTTATGGTTGGGGAGACCACGCTTCGGGCGGATACGCCGTGAAGTCAAGTTCAAATACATTTACTAGCACAAACATTTTTAGTGGTCTTGTCACAGCAAACGGAGGAATAACCCTCGGAGCAAGTGATGTTTTAACTTTTAGTGCAGGAGCATATATTGATGACCCGAAAGCAATATATTTTAGTTTAGAAACTTCAGCTCCCGGAGCAAGTGAGGGCGGGGTGTACTATAATACATCAACCGGCTATTTGTATGTGCATGATGGTTCAGGTTATAAAGCATTAGCATATGTATAAAATTAATAATTTAACAATAATAACATGAAATCATACACAACATTACGAAATCTAGCCGCAACAAATACAAAGGTCTTAACGACTGATACAACCAATATGGCGTTATTGGACCAGTATCTTAATGACAGTATAAGGACTGTCTGTAATATCCGCTCTGGTAAATGGTGGTTCCTACAAACAGTAACGAACGTAGCTACTGTTGCCAGTCAGCAAGGGTATTCAATCCCCGCTGGGATAAGGAAGATTATAGATATATACGTCACTGTTGGTACGACAGTTTACACTCCTACACCTGTCTACAGTCCGGAACACTGGAACAATATCCTATCAGCACAGCTAGGAGAATCAGATGTTCCACAATACTACTTTATACAGGATAACAAGGTTCTTATAGAACCAACACCATCATCTACTGCTGGTACGATTACATTCAGAGGACGTAAGCAAGTGAGAGACTTAACTGTAGCTGACCTTACATCATCAACAGTAACAACAATCGCGAATGGCGGGACAGTAATAACAATCAGTGCTGGTGGACTTGCTTCAATGGCTGGAAAATATATACGAATAACAAGTACCGGAGTAGATAATACAGGAGATGGTCAGTGGTACGAGATAGCGTCAGCAACCGCAACAACAGTCACTCTAGTCGCACCTTATGAGGGAACAGCGATCGCGGCTGGAACTGCCGCATGTGTCATAGCCGAAATGTCACCTATACCGGAAGCTTATGATATGGCTCCAGTGTATCGTACGATTGCTTTATATCTATCAACAAACAATCCAACAGATCCAAAGGTAGCAAATACTTATTGGAGGCTGTATGACGGAGGGCAAGAGGCTGGACTATCCCACATGGTCGGAGGGTTAGTTGGTCAAATGCTTGAAAATGAGGGTGAAAGTATAGAGGGAGCGTATGTTCCTCCGGTCGGTTCAAGAAATCTAAGCGGACCACCTTATTATGAGTCTTATCAGAACGCATCTGGATTTTAACAGCTAACCAATAATATTATGTCAAATTTATACAATTACTACACAAAAAACCACGGGTTATTCAATTCTTGGGATAGCGCAACACGACAAGCGGATGTCACCAGAGCAACAAACGCTGGTGTTGATTTCGGAGGAGCTTACACAGGAGGCGGGGACCAGAACGTCAAACTTTATGACTACCTCACAAGTGACCAGTCAGCTACCAGCCCAGAGAAAGATGCTTACATAGGAAACAAAACAAACGAGGAATATCTAAGTGAGATTTCTAGTATGAACCCAGAACTTGGAGACAGTTTAATGGATACATTAGGGTACTCCGGAAGCCCTAATGGAGGAACCAGTGGGGGAACCAGTGGGGGAACTAATGGTGGGACTCCGACGTCACCAACAAGAACCGCGGCAGACGAAGCGTATGAAGCATACATCCAATCTCTTATACCATCAGACGAGACAACTGCCGCAAACAAAGCTCTAAGAGAACACGATACACAGGCCGCGCTAGATCGTGAGAAAGCCCTAGAGAGTGGGGAAACTCTTGGTTTCGCTAGAGGTGAAGCGGGATACACTGACCGACAGAACGCTATCCTACGAGGAGGTGCCGCCGCATCAGCACAAGCTTATGCCGCTCTGGACGCACAGAAACAAACAATGACTAAGGCTCGTTATGAATACGAGAAAGCAAAGATTGATGAAGAAGCTGAAAGAAATAAAGGATTTAGTCTTGGTGAAAATCAGACACGTTGGGAATGGAACGCAGAGACAGGTAAGTATGAACAAATTGCCGCTGGACAAGGTAATGAATTAGATGACGCATACCGCCAAAAACAAATAGAGAATTTGGAGAGTCAAATAAATGAGAGAGATGAAAAAGCGGGGGATAAAGGTAAGTATAATATAGGGGAAAAAGAAAGGAACCTTTTGAGAGGTAGAGGTTGGGAGGAGTCATATATTGATGAACTTGAAACAGCCATACGTCAATATGGAGCAAGTACAATATTTAATCAGCCCGGTCAATCGGATGAAATTAAAGACGCGATTGAACTAATCTTAGACGCACAAGGAAAGCTAGGAACATAAGACAATGAAGATAATCACACCAACAAGTAATGGTAATGGAGGTGAGAGTAAATTTAAAGTAAAAACACCATCATCATCAAGCAACAGTAAGTTCCAGATTTATACTCCGGACTCGCCAATGCCTACACCTCCTCCAGCGCCAGCAGAGGCTCCGGGAATTGTGGGACAAACTATTAAGGGGATGCCAAAAGCCGCTGTTGATTTATACAAACCTTTAGTAAAGGATGTTCTTGGTGTACCAAAAAAAGGGTTTAATTGGCTTACTGATAAGTTATCTGATACTAAGTTCTTCAGAGAGGCGGCAGAGGGATACAATATAGATGAGAAAAAGAAGAATGACGCAAAGAAAAAACAAGCTCTTGCTTTCCAGAATGAGGATATGGAGGCTTTTATCGGCGCGACAAAAGAGTTAGAGGGAGTAGATAGTGATTTAGGTATGAAGATACTTGATGCCGGTGATAGACTTGCTGGTATTTCAGCGTATAAAACTGGTGGGAAATTCATCAAATCAAGTCCAGAGATTTCAAAGAATATATACGATACCATATCTACCAAAGAGGGACGAAGCGCTGTCTCTAGGACGTTTAAAGGTGTTGGTTTACCCTCTGTTAAGAACCTTATATATAACTATAATCAGATATTCTATTCAAAAATTGGTGCTGATAAGACAGCTGAAAAACAAGGGGAACTAGCGGCCGCGGCAAATCAAGAGGTTATAGAGTTTATAGAGGCAAACCCAGACCTATATGATATGTCTGACGATAGAGGTTTCATTGAAAAACTTGCTAGTGAGGAGGGAGAAATAGAGATTGCTAAGATAATAGGGTCACAATTACCTATCCTCGGAACGATAGCCGGTATTGCTGTTGTTAGTAAGGGTGCGGGGATTCCGTCTATGGTGGGAGCATTGGGTCCATCATTTATATTTAATACAGGTGACAGTTACCAGCAAGCTAAAGATTTTTATAAAGAGACAGGATATGAACTTACTCCAAAAGAGGAAAGGGCTATTCAGAATATAGCTATATTGGTAGGAATGACAATCGCTCCATTGGATGCGTTCTCTACCTCTAAGATACTTACCGCTCCGAACAAGACGATTGTACAGAATACATTTAGAACCCATCTAACACACGCATTAATAAGAGCTGGAACAGGCACATTGACTGAAGCCGGAACGGAGGGTACACAGGAGTTAATACAGAACGCATGGGCTTTGACTTATAACGAACACCAAGACTTGTTTGAGGGCGTTCCGGAGGCGGCCTTTGGAGGAGGTCTATTTGGTATGGGTATGTCTATTACGGGTAGCACAGTTGCACCGCTCAAAGGAATTACTACATCTATTGCGCAAAAAGTTACAACGCCACGTCCGCCCGAAATTGAACCAGCGCCAATTAAACCAGAACCAGCGCCAGTAGAGACACCTCCTGTTGTTAAACCACCAGCAACAGCACCTCCAGTCACACCTCCAACAGAACCAATAATTACACCCCCTCCAGTAGAAAAACCTCCAGTAACGCCACCGGTAGAAGAACCACCATTAAAGAAAATCACACACTTTACTAAGGATGAGAACGTAAACAAGATACTTACCGAGGGATTTGATACCTCCTTACCACCAGTACACGGAACGGGTGGTAAGCAAGGGGGAGTCCGAACAGAGAAGTTTGGAGAGGATATTCTTTATTTCACAACAGACCTAGAGAGATGGAAAACAGCTAGTGTATATACTGGTGGTGGTACTGTGGAGCCGTACAAGCTTGGTATGAAGCCCGGACCGAATGATGAGGTTCGTTATAACTACGATACACAGAAGTATGAAATAGAGAGAAACGCTATAGATAGGGTAGACCTTTCACCTATTGAGGCGGAGATTAAGAAAGAGGCATCAATACTGAAAATAGATAGTCTAAAATCGGCAGAAACTTATCTTGGAAAGAGGATAGATCCACACACCCTAGTTCAAGACCTTATTGAAAAGGCTAAACGGACAGGTACAGACATATTAAATATTAAAAACAAAGGTAATTGGAGTGATGGCGGTGATCCAACAAAGACTGGATATGACGTACTCACAGGAGGAAGCGGTAAAAGCGATTACTTTGTTCTAAATAAAGACGCTATCGTTGTTGGTAGAAAAGTGAAAGAAAATGTTGAGAAAGCAAGGGCTAATTCTCGGAAGATTAAAGAGGAAAGGAGATTAAAGAATATTGAAGATTTGAAGAAAGCGAGAGAAACTAAGAAAGAAAAACAAACACAGAGAGAGGTGACCAAAAGTGAGTCACCTAAGCCTGTGGTTAAACCTAAAGCAAAACCAACCGCAAAGCCAGCAGACCTACGCATTAAGCCGGGACCAAAGCGTAAAGATATAGTAAAGATAAAGGGCAAAAAGGTACTACCTCCCCCTCAACACGTCTCTAAGACAGGTCTCAAAGGTATGATTAAAGCGCACGGAGGAGAACTTACATTTACTGTTGATAAGGACTTGAAGCTTATCTATAAAGATGACAAGACATCAATCCTACTTAAACCATCAGCTCTAGGACTTGTTGAAGATAACCTTAAAGCTGGAATGAAAGTAATTATCACTTCAGAGGATTTGAAAGAGACAGGAGCTGGATTCAAAGCAGTTGGTCCAGATGGTAAAACATTTGCCAGTATCGGAGAGTATGCGAACGGCGACCCAGTATCTACACCAAAAGCAAGCGAGATTAAAGCTATTGAAATACCAGAGTTAGTGATGCTCGCTAAAGAGTTGATGGGACAAGTTCCAAAGATACGAACAAAGGTAAGTAAGTCGCTTGGTAAGGAAGTGTTAGGTTCTTTCCTCGGTAAAGGTGATGGAACAGTTACTATTCTTGCTGACCTATTTGACCCAGAACTGTTTGACCCAACACAATTAGCTAAGACATTAGCTCACGAAATTGGACACCTTACAGACTATCTACCTAATAAAACAATGGCGCGCGGGAACCTACTCGGCAGACTCCTCGTACTAAAGAACTTCCGTAAAGACTTTACGTCAAAGGCGGGAGCAACGCGTTCAAACAGCGCTGTATACAAAGAACTGTGGGCGCTATCTAAAGAATGGAGACCTTTGATGAAGTACGAAAAGAAGATAAACGCTAATACCGGCAGAATAGAGCTTGTTGGTACTCCCCTTACGGAAGAACAAACACCAAAAGGATTCCTAGAGTATCGTAAGAGTTCCGCAGAGATATACGCAGATTTCCTATCAGCGTTATTCAACGATCCAGCGCTTGTTGAGGAGAAAGCACCAGAGGCATATAACCTATTCTTTGAACACCTAGACAAAAAACCTATAGTTAAAGACGCGTACTTTAATATCCAAGCTATGCTTACCGGTGACAGAACGAAGCTAGTTGCGACCCGTAGGCGTACTGTCTGGGAAATGTTTGGAGCTGGAGAAAGAAAAGCGCTAGATATACAGAAAGCACGCGACGCGCAACGAAAGGTTAATAGGAAAGAATACAAAGACAACTTTAAGTATAATTTCATCAGTACAAACTATCCACTTATAGATGCTAGAAAAAAGGTTCTTGCAGAGGGTAAATATATAAATCCAGATGAGGACCCTCTATATATGTTTGAGGAGCGTAATTATCTTGGAGGTAAGATTAAAGCTATTCTTGAAGCTGACTTCAATCCAATCTATCAAAGTATTATGAAAGCGGATATTCCGTGGGTAGTATTTGGTGAAGCTATATTCCTAAGACGTATTACCAAAGGAGATAGGTCAAAGCAAGCAAATCCCGGAGGTATTACACTGGACGCGGCGCGTGAAATGTATGACGCATTAGAGAATGACCTAACACCAGAACAGTTAAGTACCCTAAATAAAGCTTTGAAGAACTTTAATACTGCTCTTAAAAAGATTACAGACGAAGCATACAAAGAGGGACTATACACACCCGCATTAAATAAAAAGATAGTAGACAATCCAGCATACGGAACATTCCAAGTGTTAGAGTACTTAGACGAAGCGCATACATCAGAAATCTACAAGTCTCTTGGTACTTTTGATATGATTGAGAACGTAGCAGACGCTACAATTCTTAAACTAATATCCACTGTACGCGCAATAGAAAGGAATAGAGCTGTTAGAGCGGCAATACAAGAGGTATTTATTCCACTTAAAGAGGCAGAGAAAGCTAATGTCACAATGACCAGTCAAGGTAGACGTTTCGTGGCATCTAAAAGTAAGACAGTTAAAAAGGATTTAGTTGTTTATAAAGATAAAGGTATCGCGCAAGGCTACTATGTAGACCCCTACGTTAAAGGCTCATTAGAGAATGACAGTATCGGTAACATAAAAGCTGTGTCTGTTATGCTTACACCCCTCCGTTATATAAACAAAAAATGGTTCAGACCAGTATATATTGTATTCAGTATTGGATTCCAAACTCATAACTTTATCCGTGACTTCTGGAGGTTCTGGAAAAAGACCAACTTCAAGAATAAAGGAGGAAAGGATATGACACTAGCAAGAACAGTCCAGAGATATTACCAAGCTTACCCACTAGCTAGGACGAGAGCGTTCGGACCAAAACTAGGGAAAGATGGAAAAGCAAAGAACGCTAAGTGGCAGAAAGCGATTGACGACCTCCATATGCTTGAAAAAGAAAAAGTGTTCTCTGTAACATTCAACGATATGGCTCTGGGTGATGCTTTTGCTGACTCGCAGATAGAGAGAATAATGAACGAACGAGGTATCGCGGGTTTCCAGAAAGAGAAAAAGAGATGGTTAAAGAGTCCTGTCATGGCGCTCCTTGATTCAGTTAGGCAGATGGGAGACTTGATTGAAACACTACCAAAAGGAGCTGGGTTCTGGGAGTTTACCGGAGGGGATAGACCACTAACACCAGATGAAGCTAGTTTTGTTCGTAGGCATCAAGGTTCTCCAGACTTCTTTGATGGTGGATACCTTAAACCAGCAACAAACGAAATAGCTCTATTCTCAAACGCAATTACACAGGGTATCCGCGCGGATATTGAGACAGCTACTAATCCGGAGACAATGGGGGGTTATTGGTGGAAAACAGCAAAGCAAACATATCTTCCGAAATTCATAATGATCGCCGCACAAATGGGACTATTTGGTACTACTTTGAAAGGGATGATGGAGGATATACCAGAACACGATAAGACAAACTGTATGGTGACAGTCCCTATGGGACAAACTGATAACGGCAAGACTATATATGTATGTGTTCCTAATGATGAGACGGGACGTTTCTTGGGAGGTTTAGCGTGGAAAACATTTACCGGAGCAACGAATGACGTAGCGTGGAACGCGGATGTCGCTCAAATCTTTGAATACACTGGAGGAAACCTACCATCTATGACACCAACAGTGACTGTCCCATATACACTTTGGCGATACTCTACTGGAGCTAATCCGTATGACGCGTTCAGAGGACGCCCAATACTTCCAGACACAGTACATGAAGCCGGTGGTATGCGTGCAAATATCGCTATGTTGAAATGGACGTTCAATGCTGTTGGTGGAGGTATCATTAGAAGATTCTCTGTTACAGATAGAGTTCCACAAGAAAAGACTACGATAGAAAAGGTTGTTAAGATTCCAATCATTGGAGGTGTTATCGGTAGATTCTTGAAAGTATCTGATTACGGAACAAAAGAAATGCTTACCCAAGTGGCAAAGAACCAAGCTCAACTAGAGGCGAGAAAACGTCTTGATAAATGGGAGATGATTTACGACTATGTAGAGGAGGCTATAAAAGACCCAGCATACGGAACTCCAGAGTTTAATCAAAGAGAGTATGAAGATAGATTTGCTGAACAATGGATTGGTTCACAAGAATTTGATAATTCAAGAGATAAGCGGGATGAAAAGAACTCTGTTAAAAAGAGTTTCCAACTCGGTATGCAAAAGAGTGAATCTACCGCTGAAGTACAAGTACTTCTGTCTGCTGGTTCTAACGATCAAAAGAAAGTTGTCTTAGAGGAATTAAGGACGAGGATGCCGGAAGAAGAATATCAATCATTCATCCGAGAGATACAAAGGGCGGGGATTATCAGCTTAGAGTTAAGACGTGAAGTAGATTAATGAGAATAATAACACCACAAACAAATACAGCCGTTACAACACCTCAAACCACGGGCAAGGAGGGATTTATAAGTAGGCTTAAAAAGAGATTCGGTCCTGTTACTTATAAACGCGAACCAGACCCGCGAGATATAAGAGCGTCCGAGGAGGCTAAATACAAAGCAAATCTTGGAAAGACACTTATGCAATTAGAGTCGTCTGGTGGTACAAACAAAGCAAACGCTGACCCCGGAGAAATGAGATGGCTCACAGGACTCACCACACTGGCAGTAAAAGAATTAGAACGTCTAGGTAGACTTAGCCCTACGTTTGATGAAAACAAAAAAGAGGACGTCGTAGACGCAAGTGTTGAGTACTTTAGTTTAATGAAAGAAAGGAACCCAAAAAAGAGAGACAGTGAGGTATATACAGACGGCTACTGGACGCAAGCAACGTCAGCGACACAGCGTAATAAGAAAATGAGTGAATTTGAGGAGTTGATGGAACCAGACAAAAAAAGCTTTATGGAAAGAATGTTAAAATTTGAGTAAACAAAAAACCGGGCGAAATCCGGTTTTTTGCAACATGCGAAAAAATAGGCGGTCGGTACCTATGTAGTCCCTAGTGTTCCCACTATTCCCCACTACCTCCCCATTGTAGCACTAGGCTCCC